TAATCAAAAGATACCTGTATATGGTAATGGTTTAAATATTAGAGAGTGGATTCATGTTATTGATCATGTTGAAGCTATTTGGTTAGTTGCAAAAAAGGGTAAGAGAGGTGATATTTATAATGTTGGCTCGGGTATAGAAATGTCAAATATAGAGTTAGTTGATGAAATTTGTAAACTTTTAGAAAAAGATCTTGATAATAGCGTTATTTTTGTAAGAGATAGACTAGGACATGATTTTAGATATAGCATTAACAGTAATAAATTAAAAAATTTAAATTGGTACCCGGTTCGTAGTGTAAATTTTATAGAATCATTAACTGAAACAGTTAATTTTTATGTTAATTCCTAGAAAAAGAGATACTTTTGCAGTCTTAACAGGAGATTATGCCGGTGAAATGTTTGTTTTTTATGAAGAACAAGATGGTTACTATATTTTTATTAGTATTCCAGATATTAAAAAGAGAGAAGTTCCTATTGATAAGTTTAACTTAGCAAATAATGAAAAATTCATTGATTTTGTTGAAAAATTACCAGAAGATATTTTTCTAATCTTAGAGGCACAGTATAATAAAAATATTTCTTAACTTTCTACGTTACTGGATTAAATATTATTATGTTTATACAACCCAAACCTGTTAATTCACCAACTGGTGCGCTTACAAGACCTAAAATAGTAGAAAAACGTATCGGACAAAACGTATACAAAGAGGCACAGTACTATGATCCAAGATCTGGTGAATTTTTTCAAAAAGGTACAATTTCTGTAGAATATCCTAATGGTTATATAGAGGATATTAATGGAAAAAGAAAGAAGTAATATTATAATCACTATGTGATAATAGTACCTGAAGAATATATCGCTCAAAAAATACACGAATCGGTATATAAAGTAACATATAGCCCTTATAATAAGACTTTTAATGGTTGCTGCCCCTTCTGTAAGGAGGGTAAATCATGGGGAAAGAAAAAACGCTTCTTTTATATAATAGAAAAGGAACTAGCTTATTGCCACAACTGTGGCTATAGTAAAAAGTCCTTAAATTTTCTGTGTGATCTTACTCAAAATTCTCTTCAAGAAATTATAAATGATATAAAAAGAGGGGATTTTAACGTTTTACCAGTAGATATACAAGAAGAAAATGAAACTAAAGAAATCAACTTATATACTCTACCTCAAGATTGCATAAACTTATCTGATAAAGTGCAAGTTGATTATTATAAAGATAACCCCGCGGTAATAGCTGCTTTACATGTACTTAAAACAAGAAGATTACATACTGCTATTAATAGACCCTTTACTTTTTATATTTCATTAAATGACAAAGTACATAAAAATAGGTTAGTTTTGCCATTTTATGATTTTATTAATAATATTATTTTTTATCAATCAAGATGCCTGCTCAATAAAGACCTAAAAGATAAGCCTAAATACCTCTCTAAAGTAAGAGGTGAAAAAAGTGTGTATGGTATACATAATATTGACTCTAAACTTAATAATGTATATATATTTGAAGGTCCAATTGATAGTTATTTTGTAAAAAATGGATTAGCTGTATGCGGTATTCAAGAAAACAGTACAAACAGTCTCACTGAACTTCAAAATAAACAATTAAACAGCCTTATAGGTATGAATAGAGTTTGGTGCCTTGATAATCAGTGGTGTGATAGGTCATCTATCAATAAAAGTCTTATACTTGCTGATCAAGAAGAGCAAATTTTTATATGGCCAGAAGAGCTTAGAAAAATAAAGGATATAAATGAGTTATGTATTATTACTAACAGAGACAGTATTAATAATTCCTTTATAGATAAAAATACCTTTACCGGTTTAAAGGCAAAGGTACTATTAACAAAAATAAAAAATAATTCTTAAACGTACTTATACTTTGGATCGTTAGCAGAGGCAAGATAACCTTTTAACATTTCACTTAATGAACTAACCTCAACAGCTACTCTAGCAATTTTTTTGGTTTCTGCTATACCTATTTTATCGAAAAGAGTATCAGACTCAGCTGAATTTAACTTTGTTTGAATACTATTTTCTGTACCATTGAGATATTTTGAAAATTCATCCATTCTTTGGATCCATGAACTTAATTCATCATACATTTGTTTCTCTCTACCAGTAATAGAACTTGCAATTTCCTTAGCTCCACCACTTGCACCTAAATCATCTGGTGATATTTCACTGAGTTCACTAGACATAGCATCTGCATCTGTTAACCCTTCATCTTGTTCAGCTAAGTACTTTAAAAATCTTCTAGAATAACTTTTCATATTATTATTTATACAAAACCATTAAATAATTACATGGAATCTTTATTTTTTGAGGACCAAGATGTTGCAGATATGCATAGGCAAGTGTCAGGAATGACACAAAACATACACAACACCCTCGATACTGTCTCAAATGCAATGGCCAAGACCCAAGTACCTACAACAGACTCAGGTAACAAACCTTACCCACTCGGTACAGTTGATAAAGTAATGGCTGATGCATTTATGAGTTTATTAAATACTCATAAATTACTAGACGATGCAAAAGCAAATCCTTTATTAAGAAAAAAAAGTAAGAAAATTAGAATGATACAAGATAAATTAAAAAAAATAAATCAAGATTTAGTTGTAATTAGCGAATTAGTAGATAATATATAATAATGCTTAGATTTGTAACATCAATTTTTACTACTTTAGCAGTGAGTACTCTCTTTGGTCTTATTTTTTATGAAAATTTCGTGAAAGTAGCTTTAATTGCAACAATAGTTCAATTCGTTTTATTTTATGCACTTAATAAAATATATGAAAATTATTTAACTGTTAAAATTGAGGAAGTAAAAAACACACAAATAAAGGAACTAAATAGAAATATCGCAACAATAGAATGTCCTTGTGAAGATAAAAATAAACAACCAGTTGATATTAGATTTGATAGAAAAATTTCTTACACTTGTAGTAAATGTAAGAAAAATATTAATGCCGATCCTTTTGTAAATACTTTTCTTAAAACCGATCCTATATATTTCGATAAATAAGTATGTTTAACCCTACTGAAGTACCTCCAACATCGTTAAACGATGAAAAGAACAATGTATTTACCATAAAATTGCTTGATACCTTTTTAAAGGATAATATAAGTGGGGTAAAATACGAACTATTTAAAGAAGGGAAGGTTGTTGAAGGCAATAAGCAATCTAATTCTCTTAACCTATTGAGACAGAATATAAAAAAAGAATTTAGCGTAAGAAAGAAAAAATACCCGGACAATACATATATGCTTAACAAACTAGAACAAGCACTTGATAATATTTTTGATGTAATAGAAAATCTTGAACAAGAAGAAGACCTTAGATACTTTAATTTAGGAACTATAATAAAATCGATGTATGAAGAATAAAAACGAAGATATGAAGATAAATGAACTAACTATGGAAAATATTGAAGATAATATTGAATTTATTTCACGATTAGCTTGCTTAATTGATGGAGTAAATCTAGCACATAAAACTGCTCAAAGACTAGGAATAGATACAGATACTAGCGATTCATGGATTAAGCCTATTGCTTTTCAAAAGTATATTGACGAGCGACAAGGTGATATGAAATATAATATTGAACAATATCTTAAAGGAAAAGAACATGAGATATATCCCTGGGACACAATTTAAAAATAATACAAAAAAGTTTACAAAATATTTTAATCCAGGGCTAGTTTATACTCTTAAGAGAGTAAAAATAGTAGAGGAAGGTATAAAGTATATTTTTGGTGTTAGTGATAAGAGTAATGATAAAGAGATAACTTTTAAAACAACGCAGGAAGCCGATGGTTTTTTAGATACTATGCGTTAATCGTAGTCACCGTAAACATCAGTGTTATTCTGTGACATATCAAATACCATTTCTTTGCTAATTTTATCGGCATTATATTCAATATAATTATCTTTTTTATCTACCGATTGTTCAGTAACCCCACCTGAAAGCCTACCAGCAAATGAGTCTTCATAAACCTGATCATTACCTGTAATATTATCTGAAACATTATTAAAAGGTATACCAGGTTCAAAGCTAAAGTCAAGTCGCTTGGCTTTTATGAGAAAAACATAGTGACCGGCTAAAGGATTAATTTGTGAAATATCTTCATCTAGTTTTTCTGTTATTTCAAAATATTTGGCCTGTCTATTATTAGGCCTATCATCGCCAAATTCTGTTAACTTAAAAACATCACCAGCTTTAGGCTCGACAATATTATATTGTGTTTCATATACAGATGATAAAGTTCGAAATGTTGCTTCAAAAGACGAAATATGTATAAATGCTGTTACATCATCTTCACTTAAAAAGCCAAACTTACTTAGTGTTATGGCATTATCAGATAAAGTAACTGCCATTATTATATCACGTGGAGGAGCAAAAACAGATGTAGGCTGTTCTCCATATAAATTGTCTGCTGAAAGTACATTATAGGTGTTAACAAAGTAAGAAACTTTAACACCGTATTGATTTATTTGCTCTCTCCATGCATTACTAAACAACAACCTTTCATTTTCCTGTACTGATTTATCTGTAAATCTCCAGCACTGTTCATCCACCATGCTCATGCCAGGGTAACAATCATTATAATTTACAGTAACGTCTTTCATTTATTTGTTAATATAAAATTTTTATAGTTTGGTTCATACCTTAATGTTATTCCAGTAGAGCCTAATTTTCGTTCTTCGGTTTTGCTAGGTGTAACTCTAAAAGTATCTAGTATATACTTCATATCTATTGGAGAGCACACTACTGTACCTGGGTGTTCCTTTAATTTTTCAATTTTTTCATTCTTACTAGCATCTTTTTTAAACATATCTGGTACAAGATTTAGACTTTTTCTTCTATAAGTCTTGTGTGTATCAGTAAAGCCGTGATTTCTATGGCGATGTCTTGTCATCTCACCAGAAATACCTTTATTATAGAAGGTTTTAAAATCCATACTATTATTTATAGAATTTGCCAGCCTTGCTCTTGTAGACTTTCTAATTCTGAATAGCTATTTTGAGAATTAGCTATTATAGCAGGGGGGGTGTTGGGACTTGCACCGCCTTTTTCATTGTAATAAACCGAAGTAGGGTTAATAAAATTCTTCAAACCATAATCAAATTCTTTAATTTGAAGTGGTTTATTGTTTTTATCTCTATTCACCACCTCTAAATACCTTTCTGCAATTTCATCATGTAATATTATTAAATTCCATACTAAAGACATTACTCTATCATCATGTATATCACTACCTTTTTTTGCAGCCCATGTACCGTTAGGGTATCTTGTAAAATCTTTTAATTCTTTAACTGTCTTAATATCCCTTATATGCACACAATTAAGCTCACTTACATAATATCTCATGTTAGTAACACCCTGTTGCTTAGTGTTTGTGTGAGATATTATACCTAATTGACTTTTACTTCTACCGGCTGTAGAGGCACCCCAAGATACTATATTTTCGTAGTTAAAATTATGTCTTAAGTTATCTACTACTTGTGCTCCACAATTATTACGCTCAATACAAACTAAAGCATTGCCCCAGTGCTGACATATTTCGTATACTTTTTGTGTGAAATTAAAAGGAGATATAGTGTTACTTGCAAATATGGCTACTTGTTTAATATCAGTTATATCTTTATAGTCAAATATTTGTACTACTGAATAATCTATACCTATACCCTCGCTTGTATCAACACTTATGATATATAAACCTTCTGGTGACGGTTCCTCCCATAGTAAATAATTACCATCATCTAGAATATAACTAGGCTCTTCAACTTTTGTGAGGAGTTTTTTATATAACTCGTCATTAATACTACTCTCTCCGCTATCTACAAATTCACATTGAAATTCTTGTAAAAAATCAGTATATGATCCTAATGAATTTATGGTTTCTTCTTTCCATAATTCATCTCTACCAGGTACTTCATCCCATAATATTTTATCACAAGACCAGTTTGAAGTTTGATTTAAAGCTCCGTCATATAACCTATAAAAAAGATTATCTGTTCCATTTGCAGTTGACGCAATAAAAATTTTAGATTTTTTAGATGAAGAAATAATAGGATAGACAGATCGCCAAAACTCTTCAACTAAATGATTTTCAATGAAGGCTAACTCATCTAACACCAAAACATTAACAGATTGACCACGGGCTGCTGTGCCGGTTGTGGTAGATATACCTATTCTACTTCCATTAGCTAATTGTATTGACGTTTTACCATATTCTTTTACACCAGGTTTTAACCAATTAGGTAACTCTTCATATGCCAATCGCACCCGACTCATTAATTCAATTGCTGTACCTTCTTTATTTGCTACAATTAATATTCGCTGATCATTATTAAAGCACGCAATCCATAAAGCATATATTGTCATTAAAGTCGAATTATGTGTTGGTATATAATTATTACCAACAAGAAATAAATTATCTTGTGAATCAACTGTTATACACCTAACCGGCACACTTTCAACAGGATTTACTTCTTTAATATAATGCCATTGGTTTCTATATTTTGAGTTATTTATCTTAGGTTTTAATTTAAGTCTGTTCTTTTTAAAAGAAAGTGTTACTACTTCTTCTATGGGTGTAAATGTCACATTACCAGCGTCAAACTCTTTGTTGTTAAACTTGGCTTTATATGTTTTGTATGTTGCTTTATATCCTAGAGATTTAATTAAACTCATTACATCATTTAATAAACGTATATTGGTATTATAAAATTGTGCTATACCTCCTTTATTGATATACCCATCACTATCCATTAACCCTTTTAATAATTCTAATCTTTGCTCTCTTGAACTGACTAGATATTCACTTGGTATATGTTTATTACCTAATAAATCTTTTTTTTGTAATAGTGATTGCAAGCTTTTAGTTTTAATCTCTTCTGTAACTGTCGGTCTGAGATACGAGCAATTATTTTTATACTTTTTTTCTATTATTTTATTAAATTGTTTGTTTTCTTTAAGCTTTTTTAACGTTTCATTATAATCTCTTTTACCAACGGTTATATTACTACACATATTTGTACCATCACCTAACCATAAACCTAATATATAAGGGTCTATTGGAAGTTCTTTTTCTGGAAAATTTACTCCGTTTAAGCAAACAGGAATTCTATGATTTGGTTCGCTAGAACCTTTTTTATGTAATGTTTTAAGTATTTCTTCTGTAGTCTTTACACTTCCTTCTATGCCTTTATTACGTTCAAGAAGATCCTGTGTAAACCAGTTATGGTCTTTGTCTGCAACTATTTTTTCGCCACTATCAAAGACAATTTCATAACATTCCCTATTTTTTAATATCGGGTGTGCCTTTATAACATTACATTCATTACCTTTTGCGTCAAATACTTTATCCCCTTCTTTAAGTTCACCCATTGTAACCCATCCATTTGGAGTGGGTACTGGTGTGTTAAGTGCTAATGCTTTACCTATCTGTCTGCTAGCAAGTAAGATAAAGAATCTGTTATCCCTCATCTTACGTAATGCTCTTTTCTGTGCAGGGTATAATTTTATTTTTTTACGCCCTTCATCAAGTGAAATAATGTAAAAGAAATTTTCAGCAAAGTATAAAATGTTTTGTGTGCATTTTTTAAGGTCTGATATTTGTTGTTTTGTGTACTCGAATTTAGCCCCAACTGCCGGTAAGTTAGGATTATTCATGTAATTTTGTTTATCTTTACCCATTGTTTAATAAATATTTATATGTCAAGAAAAAATACTCTAGTTGAAATCTGGAACACTTATACTACTAATGTTCTAAATGAATCAGCACCAGGTAAACAAGCAGCAAAGTTTGGTAAAAATAAAGGACGTGGACCTGTCGAACTTAATGACAAGCGTGCAAGCCAAATGCAAAATGCTACTAGCTCCGGTCCTGAGAATGCTGAGAATTTTAATAAAGATATTATTGATCCAAAAAAGAAAAAGCGTAAAAAAGACGAGTTATATAACTCAAGTAATTTTTCTTCAGAAAACTTTGATAAGAATCTTGAAAAAAAGGCTATGGAATCTATAAATAATAATATGAAATCAGTTTTCGATAAATTATTTGAAGAGGTTATGAATAACGATAGCGACGATCAAGAACTCGGCGCATTAGGCATCGGTGATGATGAAGGCGATGATACAGATACCGATGAAGGTAGTGATGAAGTAACATTGACCCTCGACAGAGCTACAGCTCAGAAAATTTGTGATATGCTTCAGAGCCAACTCGGTGGCGATGAGGGTGAAGATGAAGGAGATGACGATACGGGTGATCTCGGCGACGATGAGGCTGACAGCGAAGAAGATTTTGAATACTTTGGCTATGATGAAAGTGAAGAAGACGAAGGTATGGATGAAGAGGAAGATGATATGGTTCCAGAAGGAATCGATATTCAAGAACTTTCTCCAGAACATGGCAGAAGTTTGATGCACGGTAAGAAGAACAAAGTTGGTAACTCTAACGTACACCCATCCAAGGGTAAAGGTGTTGGTAAGATTAAAAAGCAACACGACCCAGAAGGTTCTGAATTACCAAGTTCGGCCGGCCACAAGTTAACCTCCAGACAAAATAAAGTTGGCGGTACTAAGACAAGCAAACCAGGTGGTTCTTTCTTTGCTTAATAGGTAAATTAAATATTAATTTTAAGACCGTCGTATGACGGTCTTTTTTTTGTATAAATATAATTAATGTCACAGTTGAATCAATCACAGTTTAATAAAAGTAGGTTAGACAAATTTTATATGGTTGTTAACTTACCCACTGTTCTTAAAAAAATAAATACGAAAAATCTAGCCACAAGAGGAGATAGCACAATAAATGATAATACTTTGCAGTTTTCAATTTACGGTAGCGTTGTACCGAATGTTGCAGTTCCTTCTATAACACAAAACTACGCCGGGCAGTCATTTAAAGTTTCATCCCATACTAGAGAACCTTACAGTAATGTAAGTGTTAATTTTACTGTTGACAACAAATTCAATAATTATTGGGTTATATACAAATGGTTAGATCTTTTAAATAATGACTATGGTTCAAGATATGATTATGATAATATTAGTAATATTTCACCATCAACAAGAAGAACAACACCTAATTCTTTAACTCCTCCAGAGGACTATCAAACAGACTTTACAATTTATGTTAAAGATGAATTTGACAAAAATATAGTTAAATTCACTTATACTAAGGCCTTTCCTGTATCCTTAGGAAGTATAAATTATAATTATAG